ATACCTAGAGGCTGGTATAAGTTTCGTGCTGCTGACTGGGGTTATTCTTCTCCTGCTTGTGTTTTATGGTTTGCTGTTGATTATAATAATAATCTATGGATTTATAGAGAATTGTATACTAAAAAAGTTACAGCAGATAATTTTGCACGTCAAGTCTTAATGCTTGAAAATGGAGAGTATATACACTATGGTGTATTAGATGCTAGCACTTGGGCAAAGAGAGGTGATGTAGGTCCCAGTATTGCAGAGACAATGGTACAAAATGGATGTAGATGGAGACCATCAGATAGATCTCCTAAAAGTAGAATTAATGGTAAACTAGAAGTTCATAAACGTTTAAAGGTAAATGATAAAGAGCCTGGTATAAGAATTTTTAAAACATGTAGAAATTTAATTAGAACTTTAGGATCATTACCAACAGATGATAGAAACCCCGAAGATGTGGACACTAATGCAGAAGATCATGCATATGATGCATTACGTTATGGTTGTATGAGTAGACCAACACATCCTAAATTTGCAGAAAGATTTAGACTTTCAACTACTCAAGATAGCTATCAAATGGCTGATAATAAATTTGGATACTAATGCCACTAAATAAAAAAGGTAAAAAAATTAAAAA